CGCTTCTTGGCGAAGGTTGCAAATATGTTGAAGCCGGAGGACATCACGAAGGAGCGCAAGCGCTTCACGGCGGATAACCTTTCGGCGGAAAATCAGTCGGGAATGGTGATCTACGACGCGAAGTTTGCTGACGTGAAGCCGATCGAAAGCAAGCCGTTCACGGTCAACGCCGCGCAGATGGCGCAGATCAATGAAAACGTGTTTAACTACTTCGGCACGAACGCGGGCATTCTGCAAAACAAATACACGGAGGACGAATGGAACGCGTATTACGAAGGCAAGATCGAGCCTTTCGCGATCCAGCTTTCGCTTGTTATGTCGAATATGACGTACACGGCGCGGGAATTGTCCTTCGGGAACGCGATCACGTTTACCGCGAACCGCTTACAATACGCAAGCAATCAAACGAAGCTGAATATCAGCACACAGTTATTTGACCGCGGCTTGCTGAACCGCAACGGCGTTATGGACGTTTGGAACATGGCGCACGTTGAGGGCGGCGAGAAATATTATATCCGCAAGGAATACGCGGAAGTTTCAGAATTGGGAAAGGAGGTTACACCAAATGCCAAAAAAGACGGATCGGGAGTACCGAACAATGATCCAGCCGCTATTGATCCCGACGGCGGCGGAGAAGCGAATTGATACGGATTTCTACGTGGAGGGCTACGCAACAACGTTCGACAAGCCCTATTTGCTGTATGAGTGGGACGGGAACAAATATTACGAGAGGATCGACCGGAACGCCCTTGCGGGTGCGGATATGTCCGACGTAATCATGCAGTATAACCACGAAGGAAAGGTGCTTGCCCGCCTTTCCAACGGGACGCTGGGCGTTGAAGCTAACGATAACGGGCTTTTCACGTTCGCGGACTTGTCGAAATCGCGCGCGGCACAAGATATGTTCGAGGAAATCAAGAACGGACTTGTTACGAAAATGTCGTGGGCTTTCCGCGTATCGGAAGATAGCTACGACCGCGACACACGCACACGCACGATCTTGAAAATTGCGAAGGTTTACGACGTTTCGGCGGTATCCATTCCGGCGAACGCCGATACCGATATTTCGGCACGATCCTATTTCGACGGAGTGATCGAAAGGGAACAGCAGGAGCGGCTGGAACGCCGGAAGAAACTTTTGAAAATCAAACTAATGACGGAGGTTTAACACAATGAGAATTAAAGAAATCGAAGCCCGCCTTGCGGCTATCAAGCAGGAGATCGAACAGCGCGGCGACGCTATGACCGCCGCAGAGATTGACGCGCTGGAGCAGGAAACCACACAGCTTACCGAAGAGCGCGCCGGACTGATTGCCGCCGCCGAGAAGCGCAACGGCATTCTTGACAATATCGCGAAGGGCGCGGGCGTTGTTATCCGCACTTTCCAGCAGACCGACAACAACGGGGGTGCTACTACTCCGGACAATCCTTCCGCTACGCCGGAATATCGTTCCGCGTGGCTGAAAAACATTGCCGTAAGAAGCGGAATTTCCCTTCTTGGCGATATGTCCGCAGAGGAACGCGCCGCATTTACCGCAACGACCGCAAACAGCGCCGCAGTTGTACCGCCCGCAACGCTCAATATGATTATTGATCTTGTTGAGAGTATGTCCCCTATGCTGGAGGACGCAGAACATTCCGGCATGACTTCCGGTTTCGGCGTTCCCCGCCGCAAGTCTATTAAGGCTGGCGACGCGAAGGGCGTTGCAGAGGGGACGGCAAACGACGACGAAGAGAACGAATTTGATCTTCTGTCCCTTGAAGGTATCGAGATCAAGAAACACGCTGTTCTGTCCCGCAAGATGAAGTTTAAGTCTATCGACGCGTTCGAAGCTTGGCTGGTGAATGAGCTTGCAGAGCGTATCGCCGTAGCGAAGAACCGCGTTATCCGCAATCGTCTTGACGGCGTTGCGCCCGACGGCGGTTCTGCTATCGCGGGCGCGGGCATTGCCACCGCCAACATTCTGACCGGACAGAAGTACACAGACGCGGCTATTCGCGGAATGTTTGCACTGCTGAAAGGCAAGGGCGAACGCGTTATTTACGCGAATAACAAGACCATTTGGAACAACCTTGCGGGCATTGAGGACGGCAACAAAAACAAGTTGTTTGTTCCTAACAGTATGGTTGATCCTATTACTGCGGGGCGCATTTACGGCGCTTCCGTGAAGGTTGATAACGAAATCGCGGACAACGTTATTTACCTTGGCACAAAGGGACAGGTTATCGCGAACGATTACGATGAGCTGGAAATCTTCTCCGCAATCGAGCCTAAAACCGCGAACGAGGTTAAGACCGCGTACAGCTTGTTTGACGCTGGCTTGAAAAATCCCGAAAGTTTCGTGAAGGCGACATTCGTCACTGCTTAATAGCGGGAGGGCTGACAAATGCTTGACAAGGTAAAGCTGGCGTTGCGGTTGAGCGGGACAGCGCTTGACGGCGAAGTTTCCGATCTCATAAACGCGGCGATTGCCGATCTTCGCCTTGTCGGTATCAACATTCCGGCGGAAGCGGGATCGTCCAGTAAAACGCTGGGCGATCCCCTTCTTGATCGGGCGGTTGTGCTTTATGCAAAGGCGGAATTCGGCTTCAATGACGACGCGGAGCGCTACCGCAACGCCTACGACTATTTGAAATGTGCGCTATCGCTGACGGCGGATTATATCGAAAGCGGGGTGGCGGCGAAATGAGATGGGGCGAACAAATAACCTTGATCGCGCTATCCGATCCTTCGCCGTCAACGAACGAACACGGCTTCCCCGTCGCCCGCACAGAAACCGCGACAACGGTTTTCGCTGACAAGAAATCCGTGGGCTTTTCGGAGTTCTACAAGGCGCAACAGGCGGGCTATACGACGGAATTAAAATTCGACGTGCATTCCTTCGAGTATGAGGAACAGCAGATCGTGGAATATCCCGTTTCGAGCGGGAAACGGTATCGCGTCCTTCGGACGTACACGCACGGGAACGGAGAATTTACAGAGTTGACGCTGGTTAATCTTCCGGAAGCGGAAGGGGGCGGCAACAATGGCGAAGTTTAACGTTGTCGGGCTGGACGACGTACAAGAAGCAATGCTTCGGCAAGACGCGATCGTTGAAGAAGCCGTGCCGGAAATGCTCAAAGCGGGTGGCGCAGTAATGCAGAAGGCACAGCAAGAAGAGATCAAGACAAGGTTCAACAGCAGACGAAGCACGGGGGCGCTTCTTGCGTCCATCAAAGTATCCGCCGTGAAAGAGATTGACGGCGGAAAACGGGTTGAAATCTATCCGAACGGAAAGGACAAGCACGGAGTACGCAACGCGGAAAAAGGCTTCGTCCTTAATTACGGGCGTTCAAATATGCCCGCGCGCCCGTGGTTCACGGCGGCGAATGAAAAGGCGGCGGACGACGTTGTTTCGGAAATGCGCCGCGTATGGGAGGAAAAGCAAAATGAAGAACGTTGACAGCTTGTTAAAAGCGGAGCTTGAAAAGCTGGGCGTTCCCGTCGAACGCCTTAAATACGGCGGGAAGGCGGCTTGCTTTATCGTCTATCAGCTTGTCGTGGGGCGCGACACGTTCTTTTCAGACGATGAAGAGGGCGCGCAGGAATTCACGTATCAAGTACACGTCTATTCAAAAACGGATTACATCGACATTCTTCAACGCTTGAAAACAGCATTGAAGGCGGCGGGGTTCTACGCGATCACGATAGACGCGGAAACATACGAACAGGACACGGGATATTACCACGTTCCCGTTGAAATCAAGTATATGGAGGTATGACACATGGCAACAATCGGTTTGCGCGATCTTTACCGCGCACCCATCACGATCGGCACGTCCGGCGCGGAGGAATACGGAACGCCCGTGCGTATGGCGAAAGCTATTTCGGCGGAGCTTTCCGTTGAAGTCGCCGAAGCGATCCTTTACGCCGACGACGGCGCGGACGAAGTTGTAAAAGAATTCGTATCCGGAGAAATCACGCTGAACGTGAACGATCTTCTTCCGGCTGATCTTGCCGCCCTGCTTGGACAGAAGCAGGACACGGACAAGGTTGTTTACGGTTCTGACAGCGACGAAGCGCCCTATACCGCAATCGGCTTCCGCGCGAAGAAGGCGGGCGGAACGTACAAGTACATTTGGCTTTACAAGGTCAAATTCGCGATCCCCGATGAAAACTACACCACGAAGGGCGACAGTATCGAATTTACTACGCCGGAGATCGTCGGACAGTTTATCAAGCGTTCCGACGGATTGTGGAAGGCTGAACACGTCGCAGAGCCTACGAACAGCGTGGCGACGGCTTGGTTCACTTCCGTTCGTGAGCCTAACAACGCGGGCGGTTAATCGAATATCGAAAGGAGGAACGGCGGGAAGTCTGAAAAGGCTTCCCGCCTTATTCTGCTATGAGCGCAATTAAAGACGGACGTTTCCCGATCATGCTGGACAAGGAAAGACACCTTCTTTTCAGTCTGAACGCGATCGACGAAATGCAAGACAAATTCGGCGGCTTCGATCGCCTTGATACCGTGCTTTCCGGCAAGGACAGCATTAAAAATCTTCGCTGGCTTCTGACCGTGCTTTTGAATGAGGGCGCGGCGGACGACGAAGAACCGCTTACCGAAAAACAGGTGGGCAAGCTCATTCATACGGGCAATTTCGCCGACGTGAAAGCGGCGATCTTCAAATCCTTTTCTATGGGCAACAACGGAACGCCCGAACCGCCCGAACGGGACGAAGAGGAAGAGGACGACGAAGAGGACATCGAAAAAAACGCAACAGCGGGCAAGGAATAATCGACCTTGCCCGCCTTCTTTATATCGGCGTAACGCTTCTTCGCTGGAGCGAAGCCGAAGTATGGCGCATGACACCGTATAAAATTTTGACGCTTTTCAAAATTCATCGTGAATTCAATCCGGATCGTTTCAAGCCCGTTCCGAAAGAAGTTGATATTGACGACGTGCTGGGAGGGATATAAATGGCGAAAGAAGAGCAGATCAAAACATCAATCGACCTTACAGGCGAAAAAGAGTATCGCGCCGCTTGCACTAACATAAATTCTTCCCTTCGCGAAATCGGATCGGAAATGAAGCTGACGACGGCGGAATTCGCCGACAACGCAGACAGCGTGGAAGCGCTGACCGCAAAACAGAAGCTATTACAAAAGCAGTTCGACGAACAGGCGAAGAAAGCAGAAGCGGCGGAAAAGGCATTGAAGAAAATGCGCGATAACGGTATCGAACCGACAAATCCCGCATATCAGAAAATGCAAACAAATCTGAACAACACCAAAGCCGACATGGTGAAAATTCAAAAGGAAATCGACGACACTTCTAAAAAGCTGAAAAGCTCAAAGGTGGATTGGGAGAGCGTCGGCGAAACCGTCGGCAAAGCAGGAAAGGCGATCGGCGCAGCTTGCGCGGCTATGGGTGCGGCGATTGCGGCGGCGGGTGCGGCATTCTTCGGGCTTGCCGAAGAAACACGCGAAGCCCGCGAAAACATGGGTAAACTTGAAACCAGCTTCACGACGGCGGGACATTCGGCAGAGGACGCGAAAAACACCTATACGGAGTTGTACGGCGTTCTTGGCGACGACGGACAGGCAACGGAAGCCGCCGCGCACCTTGCGAAGCTGACTACGAACGAAAAAGAGCTTTCGGACTGGACAAACATTTGCACGGGCGTTTACGCGACATTCGGCGACAGCTTGCCGATTGAAGGCTTGACCGAAGCCGCGAACGAAACGGCAAAGACGGGATCAATCACGGGCAATCTTGCCGACGCGCTGAATTGGGCAGGCGTTTCCGAAGATGATTTTCAAGCCAGCCTTGACGCTTGCACATCGGAGCAGGAGCGGCAAGCCCTTATCACGTCCACGTTGAACGGGCTTTATTCCGAAGCGGCGGACAAGTATAGAGAGGTAAACGGCGACATTATCGACGCGCAGAAGGCAACAGCAAATCTGAACAGCGCTATGGCGGCGCTGGGCGCGATTGCTGAACCGATCATTACAAAGCTGAAACAGCTTGCGGCGGAGCTTTTGCAGGAAATAACGCCGTTCGTCGAGCTTATCGGAAAAGGCTTGACGGGTGCGCTTTCCGGTGCAGAGAGCGCGGCGGAGGACTTCACAGACGGCTTGCTGGGTATGGTTACGTTCGCGATCGAAAAGCTAACGGAAATGTTACCGACCTTCCTTGAATTCGCGGTGAAGATGATCGCGAATATCGCTACGGGCATAGCTCAATCGTTGCCGACGCTTGTTCCTTCGCTGGTTCAGCTTGTAACGGACATCGTGCAAGTTCTGATCGACAATATCCCGTTGCTGATCGACGCGGCTTTACAGCTTGTAACAGGGCTGGCGGAAGGCATTATAAACGCGATCCCTGTTCTTGTTGCGGCGCTTCCGCAGTTGATAACCAGCTTGATCGACGGCTTGCTTTCCGCGATCCCGCAGATCATTCAAGCGGGTATCGACCTTCTGACGGCGCTTGTTGCCGCGCTTCCGGAGATTATAGCCGCAATCGTAGAAGCGATCCCGCAGATCATAG